CCTCCGTCTTAATATCCATGGTGTGTTCTTCGTTAGAGATTTTATGAGTACATTCAGTCACCAGAAGATAACTATTCATAGACAAATCTCCAAGGTCTGCAATCTTGCACTTAAAAATACATCCAGCAAAGAACTCTTTTACACCTATACAATGAAGAGTAAGACTGCGACGAGTATCGCAGTAATATTTGAGCATCTGTAAAGCCCTGGCTTCAATCTGGGCAATATTGTATTTCTCGTCTACCTTTTCGTAGAGCTGTAAGATGCCCCATTGCCTAATTTTCTCTCCGCCGTTGACTGTGTCGTTCACGATAAATACTTCACGCTTACCTGTGTCCTGATTGTCTCTGTAGAGCTTAATCTGGTTATACACATCGTCATCGATGGAGGTTTCATAATCAAAGCCTGTTACAAATGACTTATCGCCCAGTACTTCCGGGCGTACACAAGAAGTGATATTCAGATGCTCCAGAGTTCCAAAGTTGTCTCTGATGAAATACCACTGCTTGGTGTTAGCCAATGTATCGTCCAAGGCGTGTTTAATCATATCGTACAAGGATGTCGCGTCTTCGCTTCTCGGAGCACAGATATGAGAACTTGCGTCGACTGTCTTATATTTCAAGACGAAGTCTTTACACAGTTGCTCAAAAATCTGATTGCTTGTTACACCTTCAAATACTCTGGAATCCTTGTTCTTGAGATATCTGAGCTGGTCATAACAGGTGACTTTAATTTTGCGAACATCTTGGTCACGAGACTTTTTGAACACATAGCCTTTGAACATCTTATGACCGTCTAAAATTACAGAAACGGTGGCACCTTCCCAAAATGCCAAAGGGCTTGTGGCTAACACGGTGAACTCCAGTTTACCCGGATTATCTTCCAGGTAGGTAGTTATAGTCATGTCAGACACAACCTCTGAAACATCGAAAGTAACACCGTTTCGATTATCGTAGATTTGTGTGATGCAATTCATGCCAGCGTCACACTCCCTTCTGTAACCCAGCCCAGCCATCCACCGGACGGAGTGGTCACATGATAGGAGTGACTGCCCTTCTTGTTAATAAGATTTACCTTGCCTTTATAGTTCTTAAAAGTCTTACCAGGCTTGGAACCGTAGCTGTCATAATGCACACGGCCGTTAAGAATGACATCACAACCTACTGTAATCTGTGCAGGTTTAGGCGTTGCCTTTGCCTGCGGCTGAACAGTACCGACAGCAGTTGTCGGTTTGAGTTGATTCGTCACAGCCTGTTTAGAGATGATAGATACAGCAAAAGGCTGATATCTTTTGAACTCAATACTGTAATAGGTATCTTCGTGGTCTCCTGCCTGATGGTAGTAGTCGAATGTTTCAATTACAACATCGTCGTCGAAGCCGATACCTGTTACAGTAAGGTGGCAAGGTTTGCAGTCATCTCTAATCTTGTTGATGAAGTCCAAATAGAACTGAGCGGACTTAAATCCACCCTTTGTACGAATAGCCGGATACCAGCTTTCGTACGGGAAAAAGCACTCCCAAGAAATAGCCGATAGCTTTTTCTTTTTAGGGATTACAATTTCACCAAGTGTGATAATTTCAGTGGTCTTGTTGTTACCACTTGTTTTAACATTAAAGGTCGAAGGGTTGACAGGTATCTGAACCACCTGACCGTTGTATTCAAGAAAAATTCCAATATCCATATCAACCCTCCTGTAGAATTAGCTGACGAGTGCGGTTGCCATCTGCTCGTCAACCATATTTTCAATGACCTCAACGATTTTGTTGACATCAGCCGTTTCTCGTACATCACCAAAGGTAACATTGGCGATAGGTGTGACAGATTGTACTTGAAGCAGGTAATCTCTCGCCGCCATGTCTCTGAGAAGCTGAATATCTTCATCACTCAGGTCTACATCGCTGTTAATAGAACCTACGCTGTCCAGGTTACCACCATTGATGTTGATGCCGTCCAGCCCGTTAATTCCAAGTACAGAATCAGTCGGTAGACCAAGAGCAAAGTCTCCAACGCTGTTGGTTACGCCTTCGCCCCAATCATATCCGGAATTGTACCAGTCCATAGGATTCTGCATTCCGCTGTAAAGGAACGCATCTGCTTCCAGACCGAAGTCCCAAATATTGCCCATGATGTCGCCGGTTCCGTTCCAGACATCAGCCATATTGTCGCCAATAAACCAGTCATCGTATTCACCAGAACCTGTGTACATATCTCCAAGGGTTTCAAAAGAGGTGGTCCACTGAGTACCTATATCCTCAAATTCGCCCAGAGGGTCAAGAGCGTTATTCAGGTCTTCGACAGAACCTGCAAGGCCGTCCATCCATCCGCCAACTGTGTCAGCCAGATTGGAACCAAATACCCAGTCAATCGCTTTCGCGATAGCATACAGGATGCCCAACACGCCTTCACCGAGTCCTACAAACAACGCATAAATTCCAACGATGGCACCTTTCACGACGCCCCAAGCTCCCTTGGCGATGGTGTAAATTACATCCCATATAATCATTAGAACTGCGTATATGGTAGTTATGGCCCAGAGTATTACCTGAACAATTCCTTGTACGATAAGAATAATGCCGGCTCCTACTACGACAACTGCTTCTGCTACGATGACGAGTACCCACATTATGATACCCAAAAGCAAGATTACAGCGTCCCAAATAACTGCGATAGCAAACATAATCGCACCGCAAACAGCACCTACAATCTCTGCCATGGTGTAACCTGCTTCCAAGAACACATATACGAGAATGCCAATGAGTGCAATGATAAGCAGTATAGGCCAAGCGGCCGCAACCCAAGCAACAATAGCACTGACGGCGGCGATTACTGCCGCGGCGGCGAGTGCAAAGAAAATCGCCTGAGCGACATTAGCGTTATCCTGTAGAAATACTACGAATTCGCCAATCTTTTGCATGAGCCAGACAATGCCGGATGCTACAATATCGATACCAGTTGCTACTGTATTTAGAAGCTCAAAGCCTTGAGGCGACTGAAGATAATCTACAAAGCTCCAAATCAGATTATTGATTCTACCCAGAGGACCTTCTGTGTCACTCAGCATATACAGAAAATACTGCCAGATGTTTTTGAGTGAAGTTACAGCTTGTCCAAAGGTTCGAGGCATCTGCTTGAAGTCTCTGTCTATTTCATCCTGCATAGCCCACATCGCTTTTACGATTCGGTCAGCAGTAAGTTCGCCCTGAGCACCAAGCTCTTTCAGGTCACCAATACCGATGCCTTCAAATCTTTCGTCTATCTGCGACAAACCTTCCGCGAGCATTTGAGCAAAATACGGAGTTTGCTCTCTAATAGAACGAAGTTCGTCACCCTGTAGGACACCAGATGCAAGACCTTGAGTCAGCTGACGCAGAGCTCTTTGGTTTTCTTCTGATGTGCCGCCGCCGGCGACGAGTGCCTTATTGATAAGGCCTGCGGTTCCAATAGCGGCCTGAGCGGCTCCGGAACCTTCATATACACCGCTGATAAGAATTTTATTTGCAAGGTCAGCGGTTTCTGTTAAACCAGAACGAGTATTCATTGCGGTAGAAAATACTTGACCGTAAAGTTCCTCGTTTGTGTAACCAGATGTATTATACAGTCCGAGACGAGCTACCTGAGAACGAGATGCGTCAGCGGTTGTCATTAGTCCGCCTACGACATTTGCGAGCTTTTCTGCAAGGTACACACCGGACGCAAGACTTTGAAGAAACATAGTAGAACTTGTACCGATAGCTCTCATACCGCCTGCGATGCCACTCATTGCAGAGCCCATCCGGTTGTATTTGGAGCTCGCCTTTGACGCGGCGTCTCCTGCCATATCTGTATAGTTCTTCATTTTGATAAGGGCGTTACTTGCCCTCTTGATGTCCTTTTCAGCTTGTCTGTACGCCTTGGACTGTTTTCCGTTATTGGACTGCTTGTCGAGCTGTTGCATAACTCGCATCATCGAGTCCATTGATTTCATGATAGACCGGAGGGTAGGCGTCATCCGGTCCGTCATGCTGATAGAGTTTCTAATACTTGCCATCTGGCGCCTACCTCCTTCTTACAGAACGACGACTTCCTTTGCCGTGTTTAGCGGCGAGTTTTTTACGCTGTTTCTCCTCCTCCTGACAACGCTCGTTGATAAAAGCATACATCAGGGCTCGCTCCTGAGGAGGAAGGAAGGCGAACTCGGAAGGTTTCCAATGGAGCTTCATCACTGCATAATAGCAGTACCAAGTATCGCCGTCCTTCTCTTTTAGGAGTTTTTTACCTCATCCATCTCCTCTTCCACATCACGCTCGAAACCGGACAGTTTCAGAGCCTGTTCTGCAATGACAGCGATTTCACCTGCCAGGAAACAGTGGTACAGGAGCTGAGTAGAATCCGCTATGCCCTTCTGGCGTGCCGCATTCAGGAATTCAGGGTCCTTCATGTTCGGGTCAGACAGACATTCAATACAGACAAGCTCGTTGAACTTCTTGGAGTTAAAACGACGCTTTTTAGGACTGTTGGGATTCTCGATACACATCTGCTGGAAAGAGTTATACTTGTCTCCGTCCAGGGCTTTGATAGTAATGGGATGGTCCTCAAGACGGCCACCAAGATTGATGGTCTTCTTGAGGTCCTTAATATTGCTTTCAAGCAAAAACTGCTGAAGAGTATTCATACTATTTTCCTCCTATTTATCTTCTCTTATTAGCCGCCCAGGGTAGGTGCGACAAATTCATCCAGAATGTCTACATCGTCGAAAGTAAATTCAACAGACTCATCCAGGACTTCAGATTCAACATCGAACTTCGCTACAATCACGGAATCCAGCGTACAGTTCTTCAAGATGACAGTTTGCGTACCCACAGAAGAACCAGGGTCACTATTGGTGACAGTCAGGTCAAAGTAGGCAGGCACACCCGTCTTGATATACTGAAGAGCCATCTTTCGGAACAGCGAAGTGATATAGTAGATGGTCATCGTACCGGAGCCGGACCATCCGTTGGGCTTATGCTGAGCACCACGCTTGCCGAGAGTGTATACATCTGTCTTCTCGACCTGAACAGTGGCTTCCAGGTTCTTTGCCCAAAATGCGTTCTCTACGGAGGTAGAGCCGTCAGGTGCTTTTACAAGCATAGAAGCGGCCGCTTCCTGACCGGAAATAGTATCGCCAGCTTTCAAATAAGACATACTTTACACTCCTTTCTTAAG